TACTGCAAGAAGTTTTGGTAACGATATAGATCGTACACTCTTCTGCGTAGATCCTCTTCCTTAGTACCTACTGGTTCGACGAACTTTACCTTTGGACAAGAATGATACTTGTCGAGGTTAGCAAGTCTAGTCAGTTCCTCACGATCAGCCTGGTTATATGGTAACTCTATAGGATCGGCGAAACGCCTTTTATCCCGTCGAATTCCATTGATGTACAATGTACATTCAATAACCTCGTAAGCATGGAGTGTTACTGGTTTCCCAGTATCGATATAACCCCACGGATCGGTACTATCTGTGCCTGGCAGCGAAGTTGTTATCTTCCTGTCGGCTGCTCGAAGTATTTCGAGAACAAAATAGGCTGCATCCTTAGAATAGGGAAACAGCTTCTTTTCTAAGGCGATAAGCATAGTAAGGGACGAATCGATCTTCCCTCTATACTCATCGTTAATTGCCTTATCAGACAACGTAACCTTAGGCGTAACGGCACCAATAATTGGAAACCGTGGGAACGTTACAGTGGATAAATCAATCCCCTTGTAATATTCTTTTCCGCAACTCTCTCTATACAGATGAGATTCGCTCCAGAAGGATTTGTCCGAGTTAATTTTTAACCCTAAAGACTCATACCATTCTGTTGCTAATGCTGCAGCTTCTGAGTTGACAATAACGTCATCCCCATAGGCCCAAGCAAAAGGTTGCTGAATACCTCCCATTAAGGAAGTATAATTTGCAGCAGCTTGAGCAATAGCTTTATACACAATGGTTTCTAATCTAAAGGTTAGACTATGACCGGAAGTGCTAAGCATCTGCATCAAGTTCATCTTTCCCTTAACTTTGACGTAATCGTCTAGTAAAGGTGAGATAGTCTTGACAAAACGTGCAGGGAAAAGTTCCTTAAAAAGAACCTTTGAGATCATATCTGAAGCGTGGCTTGCATCTAAAGTAGCAAGTTCGCCTGTGATAGACCCTTCTTCAGCTAAACGCTGATTAATCCCTTGATCTTCAAGCCAGATTTGTTCTTGGCCCTTTGATCTTGCTTGTCTGTCAAATGATCGAAATATATATTCTACCCTTTTGGCGATTGCCTGGCGGTAGGTATCTTCCGGTGCGATAATGCGAGAAGCCTTATATGACTTAGGTACCGCTATTACTTACGAATAATTTATCCCCTCACGACAAGTGACGGGAATTGGAAGCATATAAGTACC